GGTGAATCTGATAAGATGAAGAAGAAACGTGCTTCATTTAAGGCTAGACACGGTAAAAACATTAAAAAAGGCAAGATGAGCGCAGCTTATTGGGCAGATAAGGTAAAGTGGTAGCATGTCGTTAAACAATTTAGGTAAACCTGCACGTATGAAGTCTGTTTATGGACACAATACAGGTACATCTGTAGAAGATGTGTATGTTTGCCCCTCTAACTGTTCTGCTGAAGTAACGTTTATACATATATCTAATGGCTCAACCAGTGGAAATAACAATGTTTCAGTACAGTGGTACGTAGCTTCTGCTACTTATACGTCTCACTTCCTAAGTGCTAAGTCTATAGCACATAGTGACTACATATCCTTCTCCAATATAGATTTAATACTCCAACCTGGAGACAAAATACGAGTACAACCCTCCAGCGCTGGGCATATTGATACAATATTAACAGTAACAGAGACATTTGTACCTGTCGGGTAACGGGTATGCAGAATTATCTGTATAAGATCAACTACATATCAGTATAACTGTGTACGTAAAGGCTACATTGGGTAGTCTTAAACGTATAAAGGTATACAAACATGTTTAAAACAATATTTTCAGCTATTTCAGGTGTAAACAAATCAATTATAAAGTCTCGTCAAGCAAGTGCAGACCTGTACTTACTAAACCACTTGACAGACAGAGAACTTCAGGACATAGGCATTACTCGTGGTGACATCCTACATAGGTACTACAACAAAGACTAAGATACTGCTTGCATTTGTATTTTTGCTAAGTATAACTACTGCTTGTAGTACTCATTCAATAGTAATGCCTCTCTCTTGCCCACCTGATAATAAGAAATGTCAACGGAATTTAGATGCACAAACCTTATCTCTCATCGGTCAAGACTCTGCTGCACTGCAACTTATGTGTATGGATACTGACCTCACAGATGTTCTTGGCGACAAGTGCGCTGAGCAATGATGTTACTGGTGATTTTAGTAATAATTACCAAGATTCAAATGTAGACAGTAATAACTCTTCTACAAATGAAACTAATAATTACAATGCAACGGGTGCAGGTGAAGCTGCTCCTGTAATGTCTAGTATAGCACCTACAGTTATGGGTGCAGGTGGAAACGACTCTTGTTTATTACCTACAACATCAGGCTTACAACTTAGCTTGTTTGGGTATTCTCAAGGGACTATGACTCAGGATGCATACTGTAATAGACGTAAGAATGCTAGACTTTTAGGGACTCCACAACAGATAGGAGGTCTTGGTTTACAAGTTTCTGGGATATCCACAATTTGTGGTGATCCAGATGTGTTTAAGGCAATGATACTGGCTTCTACACCTTGCCCGATTATGGATGTCTTAACTGGTAAGTTACTTATGGGTAAGGCAGCAGTAGATAAATACAGAGAAAACCCTAAAGCATTTATAGTAGGGTATGAAGAAGATAAAGAGTTTTGGGATAGCTTATTAAGAATTGGAGAGGATTTAACAAATGAGATCAATGAAGCAAAGATTACTACTAACAGCAGGGACACTCGCTCTGTTAGTGAACGGTTCAGGAGTACTCGCAGAGTACAATCAAACAGGACAACAGAAGATAACGGAGTTGAAGGGGACTATTGATATAATTAACAATAAGCTTCTTGCTTCAGGTCAGCTAACAAATGGTGCTGTTGGTTATGCTACAGTAGGTCGTGTTATTATTGATGATGCTCTAGAGGGCGCTAAGATTACAGATGCACAGTATGTTGCATACCAAGCGGCCTTAGACAAAGTATTAGCTCACGATTATGCTACAGCAGAGGATGCAAAGCAACTGTTCACACAAGAACATACTGCGTCTATGAATCAATTAACACTTGCAGTTGATCTACTTACTACAGCTACGGCTGTCTTAGCTACAGCTACCTCTGTGTCTTCAATAGCTGAAGAAGCAGATACTAAACCAGAGCAAGTTGCTTTACAGGGTATGTTAGCTACAGATGAATATACTATCCAAGCATCTGAAGTTGCTACTTATAATGATGCAGTAGAGAATGTAGAGAAATATGCTCAACAAGCTGGTGCATTTATGGCTGCAGCTAACAATACAGAGCTGACTGCTTCTATTGATTCTTATACAGCTACAAATAACTTAGTAGCAGGTAACTATACTGCAATTACGTATACACAAGCTGCAGACGAGTTTGTTATTACTTGGAGTGGTGCAGGTACTGGTTGGACAGGTTACTTGACAGACGACATGAAAGATGCTACAGCAATCTATGGTGCTAATACTTATATGCAACAGAATGGCACTCCTATAAAGGAAATGTAGTATGATAGAAGATGCAGAAGTTAAAGTTGGTGGGTTTACTTTTAAAGGGTGGTACATTGCTGCTGCCCTGCCAATACTAGGATCTCTTAGTGGCGGTATATATTATGGATATGACACACTACAAAGGTTCTATGAAGTAGAATCAGGTATTGAAAAAGTAGTAAAAGCTTCAGGAAGTTTTAACACTAAGTCAAATGAACTAAATACACGTATACAAACAGTAGAATCTGAATTAAACACAACCATACAAACAGTAGATGGTAAAATTACTGTAGAGATACAGAATGTAGAAGCAGATCTTAGCTCTCGCATTCAAGCAATAGAACAGGCAGTAGCAGACAATGATGTACGCGGTCTTAATACACGGTTATCGACGATTAGCACACAGATGCAAACAATCTTGGAGCAACAGAAAGAGTTGCTTGACTTACGTAGTCAAGTTGAGAGATCTACTGGCATCACTGATTCTTTGGGTGATAAGCTTGACGAATACCAAACTGAAATAGATGACATATGGAAAGCATATGATACTCTTGCAAATAAACCTTTATAAGGAAAGCCTATGGCACGTAACTTAACAACCAACCAACAAAAGTTTCTAGAAGTCTTGTTTGACGAGGCTTTTGGAGACGTGGTTGCAGCAAAAAAGATAGCAGGATACAGTGAAAATACACCTACAAGACTTATTGTCGAATCTCTCAAGGATGAAATCTCTGAAGCTACCCGTTCGTATTTCTCTAGGACTGCGCCGAAAGCTGCTATGGCTATGGTTAGCGCTCTATCCGATCCTACGGAGCTTGGCATCAAAGATAAAATGGCGGCTGCAAAAGATCTACTTGACCGTGCAGGGTTGGGTAAAGTCGAAAAAGTAGATGTCTCCTCTTCTGGGGGTGGCATATTTTATTTACCACCTAAAGACGGTAAGAACGAGTAACCTTGTCTGAGTTTGACTTTGACAGGGACTTTGGTTTTTGGGAGTTACCTAAACCTAAAAAGAGTGACAAGGTTTGGCATCCTGTAGTTAGAGTAGCCGCTCGTGTCGTACCTTTTGGTTATATGATTGATCCAGACAACGAGAAACTGTTTCAACCTATACCTCACGAACTTGAAGCATTACTACTTGCCAAGAAGCATTTGAGGCAGTATAGTTACAGGGAAGTGGCAAACTGGTTAACAACACAGACAGGCCGCTCTATCTCCCATGTAGGTCTAAAGAAAAGAATAGCCATTGAGCGAAGACGTAAAAAAGCAGCTAACATTAAACGCAAGCTTGCCAAAAGGCTCGAAGAAACCCTTGCGGAAATTGAAAAGCTCGAAAAAGGTGTCACAGGATACTACACCATCGACACCAGTAACGACTAGCCCAGCGCAAGTTAAGGCTGAACCATATGATGTAGAGGTTGCACAAGACATTGTGTTCAAGCCTAACCCTGGACCACAATCAGAGTTTCTTTCTGCATCAGAACGTGAAGTACTATATGGAGGCGCAGCTGGTGGAGGTAAATCGTATGCCATGCTTGCAGATCCCCTTCATGGGTTAAATGATGCTAACTTTAGTGGTCTACTTGTACGACACACGACAGAAGAATTAAGAGAACTAATACAAAAGTCACAGGAGTTATACCCTCGTGCAATACCTGGAATCAAATGGTCAGAACGTAAGTCTCAGTGGACTTCTCCTCAAGGCGGCAGACTGTGGATGTCTTATCTGGATAAAGATACCGATGTTACACGTTACCAAGGTCAGGCTTTTAACTGGATTGGATTCGACGAACTTACACAATGGTCTAGTCCTTACGCTTGGGATTATATGAGATCACGTTTAAGATCTGCACATTCTAATCAACTTGGTTTGTATATGCGTGGAACTACTAACCCAGGTGGTAGTGGACACTCATGGGTTAAGAAAATGTTTATTGACCCTGCCCCTGCTAATAAAGCTTATTGGGCTACAAGTGTAGAGACAGGTGAAACTATAAGATACCCTGCAGGTCACAGTAGAGCAGGTGAACCTTTATTTAAGAGACGATTTATTCCAGCTAGTTTGTTTGACAACCCCTACTTAGCTGAGAGTGGCGACTACGAAGCAATGCTTCTATCGTTACCAGAACATCAAAGAAAGCAGTTACTAGAAGGTAATTGGGACATCAACGAAGGTGCAGCCTTCCCAGAGTTTAATAGAGCTATACACGTTGTTGACGATTTCAAAATCCCTTCTAACTGGACACGGTTTCGAGCTTGTGACTACGGTTATGGTAGCTACACAGGAGTTATCTGGTTCGCTGTTTCCCCTGACGAACAGCTCATTGTTTACAGAGAGCTATATTGTTCTAAGGTTACTGCTTCAGATTTAGCTGATATGATAATGGAAGCTGAAGCAAAAGATGGTACAATAAGATATGGAGTGTTAGACTCTTCATTATGGCATAACAGAGGTGATACAGGTCCATCACTAGCAGAACAAATGAACCAGAAGGGTTGTCGGTGGAGACCATCAGATAGGTCTAAAGGTTCTCGTGTTTCAGGTAAGAATGAAATACACAGAAGATTACAGGTAGATGAATTTACAGAGAAGCCAAGACTTGTATTTATGGCATCATGTACAAACACAATATCTCAAATACCAGTGATACCGCTAGATAAGAGAAACCCTGAAGATGTAGATACTAACGCAGAAGACCACTTATACGATGCATTACGTTATGGCATAATGACAAGACCTCGTAGCTCTATATGGGACTTTGACCCAGCAAAACAACGAAGCGGTTTTCAAGCCGCAGATAACAAGTTTGGATACTAGACATGGCAGATATAGACGATCTATCGTTTGAAACAGATGAAGTAACAGCAGCTCAGGATGGCAAAGAGAGTATCTTTGATTCTAAGCCCGATGTAGTAGCATTCGTCGAGGAGCGTTTTAGCCGTTCTGAGGATGCAAGACAGGGTGATGAAGAGCGTTGGTTAAGGGCATATCGTAACTATCGTGGGTTATACAGTCCTGATGTACAATTTACTGATACAGAGAAGTCTCGTGTATTTGTTAAAGTTACAAAGACTAAGACTCTTGCTGCATATGGTCAGATTGTTGACGTATTGTTTGGTAATAACAAGTTTCCACTTACTGTAGACCCTTCTATATTACCTGATGGCGTAGCAGAATCTGTACACATTAATATAGACCCAGCAGCCACTGCTGCAGGAGAAGCTTTAAATAGTGTTACACAGAGTAAACCTTCTTCTCCTTACTTAATAGATGGTGACACAAAATTAAACCCTGGTGAAACATTATTAGATCTATCCAGACGTTTAGGA